ACATACACAAACAAAGTAAATTTACAAAAGGAAGAGAATGAGAGAGTTATTAATTGATGCAGATATATTTGTCTACAAAGCAACTAGACTTTCCGAAAAGGAGATTAATTGGGGAGATGATTCTTGGACTCTCCATTGTGATTTAGCAGAGGTCAAGACGCTTATTGATAATCAAATATGGAAGGTACAAGAAGGAACACAAGCAGATAAAATTCTATTATGTTTCACTCATAAAAAAAACTTTAGGAAAGAAATAAATCCTGACTATAAAAGTAATCGAAAAGGTGGTAGGAAACCGATGTGTTTTATTCCTGCTCTTGATTATTGTAAAGAAACATATCCATACAAGATTTATGAATGGTTAGAGGCAGACGATGTTATAGGCATTCTAGCTACTGAAAAATCTAAAGATGAAAGAATAATAGTTAGTGAGGACAAAGATTTACTAACTATTCCAGGTTTACATTGGGACTTTAAAGAAGAAAAAGTTTTTAAATGGAAAGATAAAGATGCCGATTATAAATTCTTTTATCAATCATTAGTAGGAGACTCCACAGATCATTATAAAGGTTGTCAAGGCATAGGACCAATATCCGCTGGAAAAATTCTGGACGGAAATACAGGTTCGGTTTTAGATATGTGGGAGCATGTGTTAGAAGCCTTCATTAAATCTGGACAAGGAGAAAAAGAGGCACTTAGAAATTGTAGGATGGCTAGAATATTAAGAGATGGAGAGTACCACCATGATAAACAGGAAGTAGTGCTATGGTCACCACAAGGTAAGGAAGAAATATTTAAGGGAGAGAACTATGAGTAACTATGACATGGACGAGATAGAAAGAACAAAATCTCAGAAACAAAATAAACAATGGAGAGACTATGTTGACTCTAGTTTAAAGCATCCCTTAGCTAACGAAGGGTTTGGAAGAGATGATCAGAATAATATTAAAAATATTCTACGTGAAGCTCCTAAGCCTGTTCAACAATGGGATGCACAGACTCAATCCTATGTATCTATAGGTGATCAGGTAGATACACATGTAAGGGAGATGACCAGAGATCCTGTAGGTTATGAACGAAGGAACACTCCTAAAAGTACACTACCACCAGGATTAAAAGATGTGACTGATCTTCAAACTAAGGAGGAACAGATAACTAAACCAAAGCACTATCAAGGATTAGGTATAACACCTCTTGATTATATTACAGCTAACGAATTAGATTTTATAGAAGGAAATATTATCAAGTATGTTTCTCGTTATCAATTCAAAGGTGGACTTAACGATTTATTAAAAGCACAAACTTATTTAGAAAAACTAATTGAAAAAGAGAGAAATAAAAATGAATGATTTACCTACACAATATCAACAGTATATACATTTGTCTAGGTATTCCCGATGGGATTATACAAAGAGTAGACGAGAAACGTGGAAAGAAACTATAGATAGATATTTTAATTTCTTTGAAGCTCACCTAAAAAATCATTGTGACTACACCATACCTCCATCGGTAATGAAAGAAATAAAACATGCAGTACTTTCCCTGCAAATTATGCCGTCAATGAGGTGTCTAATGACCGCAGGAGAAGCTCTAGAAAAAGAGAATATAGCTGGATATAACTGTGCTTACCTCCATATCGATTCCCCTAGATCTTTTGATGAGATATTATATATACTCATGAATGGAACAGGAGTAGGGTTCTCAGTCGAGTCAAGACACATTGAAAAATTACCTATAGTACCTACCGAAATGCATCCTACTGACACACGAATACAGGTACGAGACTCTAAGTTAGGATGGGCAAAAGCTTATAGGGAGTTGATTAGTTTATTATACGTAGGAGTTATACCGGAATGGGATCTCTCAAAGGTAAGACCTGCTGGAGCACCGCTTAAAACCTTTGGTGGTAGAGCAAGTGGACCAGAACCATTAGATAATTTATTTAAATTCACAGTTGAAAGTTTTCAAAAGTCACATGGTCGCAAACTTAAACCTATAGAATGTCATGATATAGTCTGTAAGATAGCTGAGATAGTAGTAGTAGGTGGTGTTAGAAGAAGCGCATTAATCAGTCTATCAGATCTTGGTGATGATCAGATGAGAACTGCTAAATCTGGAAGATGGTGGGAAGAATATCCTCAAAGAGCCTTAGCAAATAACTCATCTAACTATCATCATAAACCTGACGTTGGTACATTCCTCAGAGAGTGGACAGCACTATACGATAGTAAAAGCGGTGAGCGTGGTATCTTTTCTTCTACTAATGCAAAGAAAAAAACTCTTGAATTAGGGGATAGAAGAGAAGCAAGGGATGACTATGGTACTAACCCCTGCTCTGAGATAATATTACGATCACAAGAGTTCTGTAATCTTTCTGAGGTAGTAGTCCGTTCAGAGGATAAATCAGAGGATTTAATAAGGAAAGTTAAATTAGCCACCATTCTAGGAACATGGCAGAGTACATTAACTAAATTCAGATACTTAAGAAGTGATTGGAAAATCAATTGTGAAGAAGAAAGACTACTAGGTGTATCTTTAACAGGTATCATGGATAACAACCGACTCAATGGAGTAGCAGAGGCTGGTAGTCTTCCAACATTATTAGATTCTCTAAAGAAAGAATGTATAAAAACTAATAAAGAATGGAGTAAGAAATTAAATATTAATCCATCAAGTGCAATCACATGCGTTAAACCTTCTGGTACAGTATCACAGTTAGTAGATAGTGCAAGTGGTATACATGCGAGACACTCTCCATTTTATATACGTACAGTTCGTTCAGATGTCAGTGATCCTTTAGCTAAGTATATGGTTAAAGAAGGCGTACCCTCAGAACCAGACATCACTAATCCCAGTAACGTATTAGTATTTTCATTTCCAATTAAATCTCCTAAAAAATCCACTACAAGGAATCAATTATCAGCAGTTCAACAATTAAAACTATGGGGAATTTATGCTAAGTACTGGTGTGAACATAAACCATCATGTACAATTTCCGTTAAAGAAAGTGAATGGCCTGAAGTAGGTGCATTTGTATTTGATAACTTTGATAGTATATCTGGTATATCATTCCTTCCTTACTCAGACCATACATATAAACAAGCACCTTATCAAGAATGTGATGAAAAAGAATATAAAGACTTATTAAATAAAATTCCAGACTTAAATTGGACAGCTTTAAGTAACTACGAAAAAATAGATCTTACTATTTCTTCACAAGAACTAGCATGTACTGGAAATACTTGCGAAATTCTTTAAAAAACAACCTTTATAGAGATAATTTATTATGTTACATGGTAAAATAGGTAGCTATGGTATAACTCAGGAACTTTTAAACTGGTTAAGAGAAGGTTTTCCTGATAAGTTACCTTCAATTTCTACTGATATAGAACAACTAAGGTTCCTTCAAGGTCAACAAAAAATTATTGATATATTAGAAAGTGAATATTATATGAGCACTGAAGAAAGTGAAAGCACAGAGACTACAATTAACATTTTAACTTCACCACAAAAATAATGAGTTGGTTTACTAAAAAACTTAGGCAGTATGTTCCCTCTACTAGAGGAAAATCTTATAATATTACTACCGGAATCAACACTTTTACTACAAGTGTAGCTGGTATATTTGATCCTAAGCATAGGGAAACTTTAACTGCTGGCATAAATATTTTTTCTAGTGGTATTAATAAAGTAGGATCAAATTTATTTGCTCAAGATGAGGGTAGTGTATGGGGGCAAGGTAGTCGATTCCTTCACACTATGAGAGATGCTCGTCATCATCCCGCTTTTGGTTTTGCGGATAAAGCCGCTGACTACTTAATTAAAGATAAGTATCAAGATGTATTTAAAGGAACTCCCAACATAGGTATACCAAATATACCAATGCCCGGACATGGTGCAGTAAAATACTTGAATGATAGAACACAACAATTAAGATATGTTCAGAATAAGGCTGAAATGTTGAATGCCTATGGGAATGAGGGTATAATGAAAGGCGGTAGATTTGCTGGAGATATATATAAAAGATACGAAGGTAATCCAGCACTTATATTAGGTGGTCCGGCTGGACTTATGTTTGCTACGCTACAAACAGCCACTAAAAATTATTTAAACAAAGGTAAAGGTGATGGAGAAGTTGCTGAAGAAGACACACCTAAACCATCAAAAATAATAAAAGGTTCAGGTAGCTTGTTAGGAAAGTCGGCAAGATTCTCTATGGCTTCTTCAGGAAAAAATCAAGGAAGGTCATCTTTAAAGATAGGCAGAACAGGTACAGGTGGTGGAGCAGGTGCAAGTCACTTTAAGAGTTATAAATCAGGAAGAAGGTCAGAGTAATCAAAGGAAAAAATGAAAATATATACTGAAATAAATTATAAGTGGTTAGATGGTCAACTGGTAAAAACAGATTCTAAATCTTTTGAATATGAAGGAGAAGTAGAAGAGTGTATAAAAATTGGTGGGAGTTTGGGTGCTGCTTTGGATAATATTAGTGGTCAAATTAAAGGAGGAGTCAATAATATCACCAATAAAACTGAAACAGCAACGCATACGGCAGCGCAAGCAATGGATGCATTCTTGAAACGTATGAAAAAATTGCAAGACGAGGCAGCAGCCATAGCGAAAAAAAATTTACATGATGCTACCGATGCTGGAAAGACTAATCTTGAAACTGCGACAGACGCAGGAAAAGAAGCTTTACATGATGCTACCGATGCTGGAAAGACTAATCTTGAATATGGTGCTGACGCTACTTCTGCTGGCATGGGTGAGTTAGTGAAGATGTTTGTAGAAGAGCCGCTAGAAGAAGTAGCGGGCGAAGCTACTGATCTAATACCTGGAAATGAGGGAACTAAAATTGATACTTTCGCTAAAGGTAGCAAAGGTAAGAAGGATAAAAACAATCCTTTCTTAGCTATTCAAAAAGGTAAAAAATCTGCAAGAGCGTCTACTAAAATCAGACGAACAGGAACCTCCTCTTTAAAAATATAAACTATGGAATATATTAGTGTAGATAATAATGAGGAATCTGATTTAGGTTATGCTCAAGGAATGTATACAAATTTAGAGGGAGATAGATCCCCATTCTTAGAGAGAGCAAGAGCCTCCTCAGAACTAACCATACCCTCACTTTTGGTAAATGTTGGTCACTCTGGTTCTTCTATTCTTCCTACTCCTTTCCAATCTATAGGAGCAGAGGGTGTGAATAACTTATCTAGTAAATTACTTCTCTCTCTTATACCTCCTAACGCACCATTTTTCAGATTAGTAATAGACGATGCCGAATTAGAAGAGTTACTAGATGAGCAACGAGGAGAAGCAGAAGAAGCACTTGCTAAGATAGAACGTATGGTAGCTCAAGAAATTGAAGTACGAGCATTACGTGTTCCTATTTCTGAAGCATTGAAGCATTTAATAGTAGCAGGGAATGTCTTAGTATACCTACCTGAAAAAGAACAGATGAGAGTTTTTAAGCTGGATAGGTATGTTGTTAAAAGAGATTCAATGGGTAATGTATTGAAGATAATTGTTAAAGAAACAATGTCTCCATTATCCTTACCAGATAAGGCTAAGTATTTAATAGCTGAAATAGATGAAGATGAGATACCAAAAACAAATGTAGATCTTTTCACATGTGTCAAATGGACAGGTAGAAATTGGAAGATACACCAAGAAATAGAAGGTAAAGTTATACCTGGAAGTGAGGGATCGTTTCCAAAAAATAAAAATCCATTTATTGCTTTAAGATTTACACACATTGATGGTGAAGATTATGGTAGAGGATTTGTAGAAGAATACATTGGTGATCTAAAATCATTAGAAACATTAACTAAGGCTATTGTAGAAGGTAGTGCGGCAGCGGCTAAGATATTATTCTTGGTACGACCGAATGGAACTACACGAATCAAGACACTTGCTGACTCACCTAATGGAGCCATAGTAAGTGGAGATAATCAAGATGTTTCTACATTGCAACTCCAAAAATCTGCTGACTTTAGAGTTGCTCAAGATACAATAAGAGTTTTATCCGAAAGATTAGCACGAGTATTTCTTATGAATTCTTCAGTCCGTAGGGATGCTGAAAGAGTGACAGCAGAAGAGATAAGAATTGCGTATCAAGAATTGGAAATAGCATTAGGTGGAGTTTACTCGATCCTATCTCAAGAATTCCAGTTACCATTGGTACAGCTTATTATGAATAAAATGAAGAGAGAAAAGAAACTTCCACCATTTCCTGATGATGCCTTAAAGCCTATGGTAATCACAGGAGTAGAGGCTTTAGGAAGAGGTCAAGACTTAAATGAACTGGCAGGATTTCTACAACATTTAGGTGCTCTTGGTCCTGAAGTACTTATGCAAGAGTTAAATGTTACCGAGTATATTACTCGTTTAGCGGCTTCACTTGGGATTGATTCTAATGGATTGATTAAATCTCCGGAAGAAAAACAACAAGAAGCGGAGGCAAGACAAAAGCAACAACAACAGATGATGGAACAACAGATGATGAGTGATGTAGCAAGTAAGGTAGCTCCTGAAATAGCTAAAGGAGAAGTACAAAATCAACAGCAACAACAATAAAAAGGAAGGTACAACATGGCAGATACACAAGTAATAGAAACACACGAAGATGAAGCTCCCGAAAGTCAGGAGCATGTTCAAGCAATGATAGATAAAGCGGAACGTGTTCAGAGTGTTCCAAGAGAAGACGGAAAACCTACATGGTTACCAGATAAGTTTGAAAGTCCAGAAGATTTAGCAGAAGCATACTCTCAATTAGAACAGAAATTATCATCTGGAGATATGCCAGTTCAACAGAAACAAGAAGAAGAAAAAAGTGATTCTCTTGAACAACAAGAAGAAGTAAGTGAAATAACTAAAGGATTACAGAATCCAGAAATGGACTTTGTAAAGTACGCAACAGAGTATGCACAGCAAGGTGAATTAAGTGAGGAATCTTATGAGGAATTAGCTAAAGGAGGGATGAACGTAGACGTTGTGAATACATGGTTAGCAGGACAAGCCGCTTTAGCTAATCAAATAACAGAAAAAGCATATGACTCTGTAGGTGGACAGAAAGAATATAATGATCTTATCGAGTGGGCAAAGACAACCCTACCAGAAAACGAAATAGATGCTTTTAATAGAGCAATAGAGAATCCAAATACAGATGATGTACTCTTTGCAATCAAATCTTTACAAGCAAGAAAGACTATAGAAGTTGGTGAGACTCCGACTCTATTACAGGGTGATACAGGTGGAAAAGGTATTAGTACTTATAAATCAGTAAATCAACTGACGAAGGCTATGAACGATCCTAGGTATCAAAACGACCCTGCTTACAGGGATGAAGTGACTCAGAAATTGTCACAATCATCCATTATGTAATACTCCCAAAAATACTACACAGAGTAAATTTTAGCCCATTGAGGTGGATAACTTTGATTGAACGGATGTGGTTATAAATGGAGATTTTTATAATCAAAATGCTGGAACTGAATCCAGTATAACTTTAATCAATAAGGAAAAATATGGCACTTCAAGGAGCCTCAAACGCTTTGAACGCTGCTGCACAACGTAGTGGTCAAAGCCACGCAGCCGGTGACGTAAGGAATTTATATTTAAAACTTTACGCTGGTGAAGTAATGTCTGCTTTTCAGACAAGAAACATCATGATGAATCACTGTCGTGTAAGATCAATTAAGAAAGGTAAGTCTGCCCAGTTTATTATAACAGGGAAGTACCGAGCCGCAGAATATCATACACCGGGAAATGAGATCATGCCGGATGTGGTATCAAAAAATCTAGAGAGAGTAGTCTCTGTTGATGATCTCTTAATCGCTGCACAATTCATCCCTAATATTGATGAAGCAATGCAACACTTTGACATCCGTTCAGTCTATACGTCAGAATCAGGTTATGCTTTGGCAAAAGCTGCTGATCAGAATATCCTTCGTATGGCTGTTAAAGCGGCATTGTCAACTAATCAACAACGTGCAAGTAAACTGATTCAAGATTATGATCCGCTTACTTCCCCTGACCTCACGGATGAAGATTTCACAGAGAATGTAACCTTTGCTGCCAGCTTTGCTAATTCAAAGAAGGCTGCCTATTTCATGGAGGGCTTAATTGAAGCCAAACGTGTCTTAGAAAGTGCAGGAGCACCTCTTGAGGATCTAGTTTGTGTGATGGCAACCGATCAATATTACTCGTTGTTTAAGACAGTATCAAATAGTGAAGCTGTCTCTGCTTTGACAATGTTTAATAGAGATGTAGGTGGAGGTGGTTCAGTTAAGGATATTGAGCTTCCAATGATTGCAGGTATTCCTGTAGTTAGAACTCCTCATCTTGGATCTTTAGGTGCTTCGGCATGGACAGGTTCATTGTGGTCAACTGCTAATCCTGCTATTTCAACTGGTCAAGCACCACTTGCTAATACAGTAGGATCAGGTAGGGCTGCTCATTACAACCTTCCTGCATCTTATGCTGGTGTGGTAAATAGTGGTAGTAATAATGGACCTACTGCTGGTCAAGATGGTACAGCTACTGTTAATCTAGAGGACGAATCTTTAACAGTTCGTGCTTTAGTGATGCATAAAGATGCTGTTGCAACTGTGAAACTGATGGACTTGTCCGTT